AAAGCTGCTCCAAATATATCGGTAGAAGTCTGAAGATTGCCATTGTTATCGCAAACAGGGAATAACAAATCTACATAAGATGAACTTTTATAAATTCTTGCATCTTTAGTTCCTCCTTCTGTAGGGACTAATGATACCTCTTTAGCGTTTGAAAATTTTACAGCACCAACACCACTTAAAATATCTCTCTCTGGATAATAAATAGCCATATAACCAGCTCTCCAGTTATTACTAAAGAATCTATCATATAACTGCTGTGCAGTTTTTTCATGCTTCCAATCATAAGAGCCAAAAACTTTATCCATTTTGGCCTCTATCATATCAGTCATGAAAGTATTCCCGGCTGCCTTATATCTTGACCAAGCTCCTAGAATTTTTTGAAAGAAAGAAGCTCCAGATTTACCTCTTTTATAAGTTATGTCTTCTCCTAAATCAATATCTGATGCGTTATCAAATTTTTCAGCAAAAAAGTAATCCGCTACATAACGAAATGATGAAGGAGTGTACCTCTTTAGATTGAAGCTGGAATGGTTATCCCTAACGAAACTGACAAAGAAATCTGAATTATCTATTGTGCTATTATTAGCAAATAACATAGAATATTGGTATCTAATATTCTTATGATCCTCCTTTATTCTGAAAGATTTACTGTCTTGAATGAATCTTACAGCTTCGGTAAGGTATTCTTTATCAACATCATCAAATACTTTTTGCCCCCAATTTGTTTTTTCTGGTTTAAATTGAAAGTAAGGGTCATATCCTTCTACTAAATTAGAAAATGTAACTTTAGTACGAAGACCTGATGACCTAAAAGCATCTGCATATTTTAGTGATTCTGATACTGAAGCTCCACCTCTATTTTTTGTATTTAAATTAGAAAAAGTACTTATCGATACTGATTTACCGACAAATTGATCTGATGAAGTTTCAGTCTCTTCGTTAATTTCCTCCTCTGGCGCTATTGATACTGCTGTACCATCTAAGTATATACCTCTTGATAAGGCAGATTCGTGCAGAAGATTACCTTTTGGATCTACCAAACCTTCAATTGGTCCATCCGATATCAAATCCAAAGTCTCAATATAGCTAAACGAAGCCCCAAATTGGAAATCGCCAATTTTAGGAGGTGACAAAACCGCAGGTTTAACCGTTGGTTGTTTACCAGCTCCGTATAACTTTTTCTTTTTGGATAAATGATTCATATTAAGATGGTGCTGCGTCAGATATTTCTACTGCGTATTGTGAGTTACGTGCATCATCCTCCCTGTAGAATTGATTGTGCTGCATTCCATCTACAGAATGCACTGTCTGTGGAAGTGATTTAAGAGATGATTGGATTACACTGGAACCCACTTTTAACCTACCATAACCAATTGGTAATGGTGATCCTTGAGCTGCTAAGTTGATTTGGCTACTACTAAACATTAAAGACTTGCTGTCTCCACCAACAACGGTTTCCCCACCATCAATTGTGCCGGGGTCCATAAGAGCAAAACTAATAACCGCCATAGTCAAAGAAACAGCGAGCATTGGAAGCAGTGGAGCGAGAAATCCAGAACCAACAATGAAAGGTACAAAATCAATTTCTTTGGGTTTTTTGTTATTTAAAAACTCATCTTTGTTTAACCTTTTTTTGTTTACGATAAGCTCGTAGGAAAAACCCTGTTTTTGAAGATCTATGACAGCCTTTCTAAACCCATCCTTATTAGCATCAATAGCTCGGATGACATCTCTAGGTTTATCAATGCTCATGTGAAACACTTTTCCGTATTTCTGAGCTAAAATTCCATGTAATCTAATAGTTGTCATAGTCTTCCTTAAACCTGTTATGTATATTTACATCTGTTTCGAGATTTTGTGGCTCATAAAGATGAAATTTTTTAGTTTCTACACTATAAATCAAAAACGGTATACAGCAGTTGTTAGACATCTTAATGTCGAACTCTGATGGTTCGGCATCTGAATCAATATGGCTGTGGTAAACAGCAACTAAATGATACTGATCTTTAAACAAAAGATAGTTAAGCGGATCTATCATAAAGTGACTTTTGGGGTCTTCAGCAATATTTTTTTGATGCTGTACTACATACTCCTCATTTTCTTCGTCAAAACCGACAAAACCACAAACCTCAATAAAAAGGTTAGCTTCTGAAGTATCTACTATATCTTGAAGGGATTTTTTTAAATTCATATGCTCTGGCTTCCAAAAGCTTTATAGTCGAACCCATCCGTACCCGGAAAACCACCAAAAGGAAGCTCAAATTGAGCGTTTTGATTCGGTATAAACTCTTCAAATTTACCTTTGGAGTATTCTACTGTCCTTGTAGAGAACTCTCCAGTTGTTCCATAACCAGTTATATTATAACCGTTGTGAGATTCATCTTCAATAATCATACTGCTAGCACTTAAACCAGTAACCATGTCATACCAAAAGACAAGTTTATTGGAGCCAGTTAGTGTCCCTAGATATCCTGTTGCTTCTGAATATCTCAAAGGAACATAATCACAATAAGAGTCTACTGCCTTTTGTAGGCCATTATCTGTAAGATAGTATTCTGAATCAGACACTGCGTTTGCAGAACCAATATAACTGATCTCGTCATCAGAAAGCTTTCCTGACCAAAGACATGCCTGAGCTATATCACCATCAAGACAGATGCCAGAATTTAAATTAGCCCCTGTTTGATCAGAAAACAAAGAAAAGAATTCAGAAGCTCCATTCCCTGAAGTGTAATCATATACCCTGCTAGAGAATACAAGATTACCATACTGATTTTTATATGGATTTACAATAACTTCTATTTTGTCTTTAGATTCGTCAGTATCAAATGTTTTTCTAATAACAACACAGTTAAATTTGCTTTGTGATGCTATTTTTGTATTAGCTCTATGCAGTTTACTTTTCGATCCACTCTTGTTCGCTGTTGCAAAATCTAAATATAAACCTCTTTTATCTTCTTCCCCCCTAGTTGAAAAATGAAGGTTAGCTGCTACTGTTGGAGTAAATTCTCCATTAGGATCTGGAGTGAACGCAGAATCGGTTCTTGGAAGCTCTTTTGTGGCCAAAACAGATGGATTGTACCAATCATCATCTTCAGTCTGATGCTGTTTTACGCCTCTGACCCAAACAGATAAGGTCCAGTTATTATCATCAAAAACTCCTGTTATAGTAGGTTCTTTAGTCATAAAGACTGCTTCACCAGTCCTTGTCAAATTTAAATAATCAAAGGATGCTTCTTCTGTACCTACAAAATTCTTCTGTAAGCTTTTACTTGAGAACCTTCTTTGGCAACCCTCTATCTTCTTTGTGCATCCATCCTTCTGCCAGTAAGTTGGGTTATCCTCTGGAGCTTGTCCACTAGCTGCTTTAACACAAGCATAATAAGTCCTGTGGTAAATTGGGCCATCATCATCTCCCCTACCAATAATAATGCTCTTATCCTCAATATAAGAAACATCACCAACAGAATAGCTTAAATTTGAAGAGTATGCTAATTGTTGACTTTGAAAATCTGCTTCATCAATATTTAAAATCACAGCATCTCCATTTGCATCGGTAAAAGCCTCCCCATCTGACTTCTCTATTGGTGGCCCACTATACTGACACCCTAAACCTCTGTATTGCCAATAACAGTATTTTGCATTAACAGTTCTATGATTAACGTCAAAATTATCTAAATCAAGAGGAAGATTAAGCTCAAACTCAACAAAAGACTTATTCTCCTGCACTTTTTGGCCGATTAAATATTTTTCTTCTGATATCTCAGAATCTGAATTAGCCAATCCAAATGGGTTATTACCATCAAAGTTTGCATCGTCTAAATGCTTAACAAAAACTTTTTTTCTATAGACTTTGGCATTTTTAAAGTCTTTATATTTACCCAAGAAGTAAGTCACAATCTTTTCATTATTGCTTACTTTAATCTTTGGCCTTGGAAGTGTTCCGTCTCCAAACACCCCAAAGCCTTCAGCTTCTACTGGAATAGGAATGTACTGAACACCCTGCCAAACTACATTGCCGCCAAAAACTGAACCACCATGAAAACTTAAAAACACAGAAGGAGAATTAACTGTATCTGGATATAATTTATACAGTTCTAGAATTGCAGTTGGTTGTAGATCCAACAAACTCCTTGCTACTTCGTTTTTTCCTTCAGCCGCCATGTTTAATATTACACTTCTTTTAGTATTATAAGCAGGAGAAATGATAATTAAACAATTAATAAATAAAGAAGAAGCTTGGCCCGACTTCTTAAATTTTTGCTTAAGATCCAAACCTTACAAAGCTTTCTGCTCTGGATCTAGAAATATGCGAGTCAACGCTGTTAAGCGCTATTTTGATGCATTTTGCACCGATTGTGATGTGTATTCATGTGGGGCTGGATACGTGTTCTCAAAAGAAGAAGAGTATTATAACCATATAGAATTTCTTTTTGGCCAACCCTCTTACTCAAGCCATAAAAAGGTAGAAGCTTTCCATAATATTATGGATCACATCTATTCTATAAATAAAAAATACTTTAAATCAGAAATAAGACGCACATTCAAAGTCAACTTTTATAAAAAATGGATAGATAGATACGATAAAAGAGCTATAATACTAAATAATAAGGACGAGACGGTCCTATGGTATAATCAAGAAAAAATGAATAAAACTCTTAAAGTAGTGGGAACTAACGATGTTAGTAGCCACCTCCAAGATAAAACCGCCACATATGAGATTATCAGCGTCGAAGCTGGATCTAATCCATGTGTATCTCAGTTAATCATTGATGACAAAGCTTACCTTTTTGATGGTAAAAGAGTCACTCTTCATGAAGATCACTGCTTAATCGAAGGAATGATCTCTGACGACAGCTCATTTGTCGCATCAATCGCTTTAGAATTTCAACCATAATGAACGAAGAATTAGTAAAATATCGTGTTTACGATAAGAAAGGGGAGTATCATCACTCATACATCTCAAAAAATGACGCAATTAATTGCGCTAAGTATGTATCTGGCTCCGTAAAAAGTGTAAAAGATAGTGAAGAGAAAGAAATCTTCACCAGTAAGAAAGAGAAAAAATAATGTCTTTAATTAAATCTGTACTGAAAAGCATTGAGCTGTACCTTGCTTTAAGGAATAAGCTTGCGTTTTTTGAAATCACAGAAAAACATAACAGAAAGAAAAATGAACTTATCGAAGAAATTGAAAAATTACGTGCTATTGGTGACAATGACTCCAATGATCGGGCTGACTTCTTGCGGGGGCAGCTCGCAACCGAAAACAACCAGTTTAAACATATATCAACCGTCTTCCTTGAAGCTTCAGGCGGGTCAAGCGATTCAGACTCAGGAGGGAATCTACACTCCTCAAAGTGATGAGGTTTGGCATTCTGATGCTAGATATAGAAAGCTAGAGCGCGAACTTTACAACCAATAAGAAAAAAGCCCCTCGATTGAGGGGCTTTTTACGTTATGAGTTATGCTTATACAACAATACCTATTAAAACTGGTATCCAAAGGCTACACTGTAACCCCATGATCC